ACCATCACATTATGATGATATGTTTATTTCAAGAAAAGCTTTAACGCCAGTGTTCTCAAGCGTTTTATAAAGCTTGTAAAAAATATAAGGGCAAAAAAAGGGCAGATTTAAGCTAACTTGGAATGTTTTCGAGTTTTTGAGTTAGTTCTCTATCCATTTTTTCAGTTACATGAGTATATATGCGAATGGTTGTTTTTTCATCTACATGTCCTACCCTTTTCATAATTGCTTTTAAAGAAACATTCATTTCTACTAATAAAGTTATGTGTGTATGTCTAAATGTGTGCGTGGTAACTTTCTTATTCATATTTAAAGCTTTTGTAGTTTTCTTAAGCACACCGGCGATTTGATTATTACATAAAGGATTCCCTTTTTTTGTTGTGAATATGAACCCTCTGTCAACATAGCTCGAATTCCATCTTTTCAACATTTTGTTTTCCAGTATTATCTTTTTAAAAATTTCTACGGTTCTAGAATTGATGCTGATACTTCTTTTTGAACTTATAGTCTTTGTAGTGTCTTTGTATCCGAATCCTTCCTCGTATTTAATGCGGTGAATTGTACCTGTTATATTAATAGTTTTGTTTAATAAATCTATATCTTTTTCCTGCAGTGCTTGTAGTTCTCCTATGCGCATACCAGTTAAAGCCTGTACTTCTAAGATGCTGGCAATTAAAATGCGATTTCGCTTGTGTAACTTATTATCATTTAGTATATGATCACGTATCTGTAGGACTTGGTTCATTTCTAAATAGTTGTACATTTTAGATTCATCTTTTTCGATATCCTCTATTGTTTTTCTTCTTTTAGGAATTTTGACATTAGTTAACAAATATTCATTTGGATAATTGTAAAATTTAACTGCATATTTAATAGCTCCTTTCATATCTCCGAGTTGACGGGTTACTTGATTTTGAGAATAGATATCTGATAATTTATTAATAAATATCTGCATATATTTTGTATCTAGTTTGTTTAAAAGCAAGTTCTCAGAGCTGTATCGTTTAATGTTTCTAATTCTTATTTTTATATTATTAAGAGTAGTCAACTTTGAACCTGATGTTTTTATATGATATTCAAGCCATTCATCTAATAGCGCGTGAAAAGTCAAAGTTTTTAATTCGCTTGACGACTTGTTGTTCAGTTTTTCTTTTATTTTTTCTTCTAAACGAAACATTGCTTCTTTTTGAGATTGTTTTGTATTCTTGTTCAACACAACACTTACGCGCTTCCATTTATCTGTGTATGGATCTTTATACTTCTCGTAGTATCTGTATTTAGTTTCGTTATTTTTGTTTTTAAATTTTTCAATCCACATGTTTATACCTCCTGCAAGAACGTATGTTCTATAAAATATTAAAAAATAATAAGGGTAGTCGGGCTACCCGTAATTTAGTACTAGGTACTAAATGTGTTATAATAAAATAAAAAGTAGGTGATAAGATGACTCAATTTCTAGGGGCGCTTCTTCTTACAGGAGTTTTAGGTTACATACCATATAAATATCTAACAATGATAGGTTTAGTTAGTGAAAAAAACAAGGTTATCAATACTCCTGTATTATTGATTTTTTCTATTGAAACATGTTTGATATGGTTTTATAGTTTTATAATTTTTAATAATGTTGATTTAAAAAATTTGAATTTAATTCAGTTGCTTACAGGTCTAAAAGCAAATATTTTGTTTCTATTTATTTTTGTTTTAACAGTGTTTGTATTTAATCTTTTATTTGTTAAATTTATTATCTGGTTAATTAATATAACCAGAAAGTTTATGAAATTGGATTGTATAAGCTTATTAGACAAAAGAGACAAGTTGTTTAATAACAACGGTAAACCAGTATTTATAGTTATAAAAGACTTTGAAAACAGAATCATTGAAGAGGGTGAACTTAAAACCTATAATTCAGCTGGTAGCGATTTCGATTTACTAGAAGTTGAGCGACAAGATTTCAAAGTATCTGATTTAGCGTCAAACGATGAATTGTATATTAAACATACGCTTGTAGACCTTAAACAACAAATTAAATTGGATTTATATTTAATGAATGAATACTAATCTTTTTTCTTAGCTTTTTCTGATAAAGTGCTTTTTAATTTTTCGCTGGCGCCTGACTTTTCAAAACTTTTGTTTAATGGGTTACTACGAGTAGTTTCTTGTTTTTTGTTTTTATCTACCATAAAATTCTCACCACCATTCAACGTCTACACTAGTAGGCGTTTTTTTATTTAGTAAAATCATAATGAATCTTCTTTGGTTAACTTATCTCCATCTATTTTTTGCGAAATAAATTCCAAGTATTTACGCGCATTATGTGACGATAAATCTTTAGGTAACTCATAAGTGAATGGTTGATTACCACTAGTTAAAACTTCATATACTATAGTTTCTTTTTTTATTTTGCAATTAGTTATTTTCATTATAAACTTCCTTTCAAACACTGCTGAAATAGACGTCTTTTATATTAAAGTGCCATATAGGCGCTATTAATCACAATAAAACATTATCAACCGACATCACGTTTTCGTTTCTACAGAAGTGAAGGTAGTTAATAATTTTAAGAAATCCATTTCACTTAAAATTTCAATGTCTTGTCCTTCACTTGATAATTTTTCTGCTTTTTTAATCTTACTTGACTTGGTATAGTTATGAGTTTTTTCTAGGTTTTCTAAATTACCGACAACGAGGTAGTTAGTTGACTTTTTTACAGAGGAATCGTAAACAGAACCAATATTAGTTACAGTTTGGGCTATTTCGTTCCGTGTGAAACCTTTTAACGCTCCGGTAAAACAAACATGTTTACCATATAATATATGATTTTTATCGTTTAACTCTTCATTGTATACTAGCTCTATTTTCTTATTAGCCGATTTTTTTATGAATCCATTCTGACCAAACACACCGTACTTAAAATTTTGGTTTTCGACTAAATCGTTCAAGTTTGCATCTTGGTCTTTTAATATGTTATATGCAATTTTGGCACACACTTTAGCATCATAAAAAGCATTGTGATATTCTTCGTTTTTAATGTCAAAATGTTCAGCTAAATCTTGGAGTCTATATGAAGGTAAATTATATAAATCTTTACTTAATCGATAAGTACAAAAATATTGATTGCTAGGTAAAGGTAGATTGTATTTTTTGAAAGAATCACATAGAGCATACATATCGAAAGATGTATTATGGGCTACTATTATATGGTTATCTAAGAATCTAATAATAGCTTCATGCATTTGATACATTTTAGGGGAATCCATTACGTCTTCTTCGGATATTCCATGTATAGAAGTGTTTATAGAAGAAAAATAAGTTTCAGGATTTATGTGAGTATAAATAGCATCACGCATTTTGTTGTCTTGAAATTTTAATAGTGCTATTGAACAAATAGAACTGCGTTGTTCGTTAGCTGTTTCGACATCGATCGCTACAAAATCCATTATAATCAGCCCCTTTTATTTGAATAGTTTTTGACTTGCTACAACTCTACCTACAATCTTAACCTCGTCATCTTTTCCATATACTTGTGGGTAGTGACTAGGATTGTTTGATTCAGGAATTAAAATAATTTGGTCGTTGTTGTAACGTATTCTTTTGACAGTACCGTTGTATCCATTGACTAATACAACACCTAATTGGCCATTCTCAACAGTCGAATCCTTTTCAACAACTACAACGTCTCCGTCTTGAAAGAGTTTATCCATACTATCCCCAGACACTTGCAATCCGAACTCTTCTTTATTAGAGTTCAAATTTTTAGTAGCAAAGTATATGTAGTCGATTAAATTCTCTTCTGTATATATGGGCATTCCCGCAGATATCTTTGATACAACCGGTATCTTTTTAACTGGTATGGTTTCAAGTTGAGGTTTCTCATCTTCAATACCCATGATATATGATGGAGATACTCTTAATGCTTTAGCTAATTTTACTATTTTATCTCTCTTCATATTTTCGATATCGCCAGTTTCCCATTTTCTTACTGTGGATTTACCTACACCAACTAAATCTCCAACTTGTTCTAGAGTTAAATTCAATTCTTTACGTCTGCTTTTAATGTCTGGTTTCATTTTAAATTTCCTCCTAATAGGTATGTACTGAATATAACACTAAAGTTTCTTAAAAGCAACACTTATATAGGAAGTAAAAATAAAAATGTATTTTTAGACACTTTTGTGTTGACTAGATTGATATTAGCATGTATCATTGAAGTATCCTAAAAGACACGGAGGTGTTGAAAAATGAACAAAGCGAAACTTTATTCTGCTTTAGCGATGAAAGAGATGCATGTAAATGATTTTTTAAAAGAATTGAATAATCATGGTTTAAAACTTTCTAAAAGCGCTTATTATAGTAGAATTAGAGGAGAACAAGAATTTGACATCAAAGAAATTAAGACGATAGTCAAAGTTCTTAATTTAACCAGAGAAGAAATGAACGATATTTTTTTTGGAGAATTGGTGTCCTAAAAGACACTTGAGGAGGCATAAACAAATGCAAGCATTACAAACATTTAATTTTGAAGAATTACCAGTAAGAACATTAACAGTAGATAACGAACTATATTTTGTAGGTAAAGATGTGGCAGAAATCTTAGGATACTCGAATACGCGTGACGCATTAAGTAAACACGTTGATGAAGACGATAAGGAAATTCTAACGTCGCGAAACACGACTTTAGAAAATTTGCCAAATCGAGGACTTACTGCAGTCAACGAATCAGGTTTATACAGCTTAATCTTCTCATCAAAACTAGAGTCAGCAAAACGATTCAAACGCTGGGTAACATCAGACGTCCTACCAGCCATTCGCAAACACGGTATCTACGCAACAGACAGTGTAATTGAGAACACGCTGAACAATCCAGATTACATCATTAACATTCTTACTGAGTATAAGAAAGAAAAAGAGCAAAACTTACTATTACAGCAAGAAATGGGAGAGTTGAAGCCTAAAGCAGATTATGTTGATGAAATCTTAAAATCAACTGGCACATTAGCTACAACTCAGATTGCAGCAGACTATGGGATTTCAGCACAAAAGTTAAACAAACTACTACACGAAGCTAGATTACAACGAAAAGTAAATAAACAGTGGGTGCTTTACTCAGAACACATGGGCAAGAGTTACACAGAATCAGACACTATACCAATTGTACGCTCTGACGGTAGAGAAGACACAGTGCTACAAACTAGATGGACGCAAAAAGGCAGATTAAAAATACACGAAATCATGACTGAATTTGGTTATGAAGCTAACGTAACAGCTTAATAGGAGGACTTAAAAATGAATGAAGAAAAAGTAAAAGTAGTACAACAAGTTTTAGGACAAGTTGAACAAGAAATAAGCTTTGCTCTTGGTACAGATGAAGGATCACAAATCAAAAAGAAAATTGAACATAACGGTAGGGAATACGAAATCTATATGACAAGAGAAGAATGTTTAGAAGATACCTTGATTGAAATTACTAAACTACTAGAAGCAATTAATTTCGGGTTTTATTAAAACAAATTAAACCCCAATCGAACAAACATCTTAAAAGGAGGAATAACAAATGAACATTCAAGAAGCAACTAAGATAGCTACAAAAAATCTTGTCTCTATGACACGGAAAGATTGGAAAGAAAGTCATCGAACTAAGATATTACCAACAAATGATAGTTTTTTACAATGCATCATTTCAAATAGCGATGGGACAAACCTTATCAGATATTGGCAACCTTCAGCCGATGACCTCATGGCAAATGATTGGGAAGTTATAAACCCAACTAGAGACCAGGAATTATTGAAGCAATTTTAGAAATGCTATCAATGATACTTTTTAAATTGTTTTTAAACTCATTTTCAAAGTAAACAACAGTCTTGTCTGAAATTGTTACATGATAAATAGTGTTACTAGCATACACGCCGTTTAGGAACCCAGAGTTTTTAAGTTTATTTAAATCGTATTTTACATCTTCGAAATGTAGTTTTTGAAAATACTTTGTATGTATATCTTTAGCACTTCCAAAATTATTGCAGGTTAATTTAACCGAACCTAACTTTACACATTCTAAATAATCTTTGTAGAGTACGGACAAGATATATTGTTGGTCTTTAGTAAGTGTATCAAATTCATCAGATATCAAGGGCATGTTATCACCTCCTTAGGTTGATAACAACATTATACACGAAAGGAGCATAAACAAATGAACACAAGATCAGAAGGATTGCGTATAGGCGTCCCACAAGTTTCTAGCAAAGCTGATGCTTCTTCATCCTATTTAACGGAAAAGGAACGTAACTTAGGAGCGGAAATATTAGAGCTTATTAAAAAAAGTGATTACAGCTACTTAGAAATAAACAAAGTTTTCTATGCATTAGATAGAGAACTTCAATACAGGGCGAATAATAACAAACTTTAACATTTATCTAAAGGAGTGATAGAGATGCCAAAAATCATAATACCACCAACACCAGAAAACACATATCGAGGCGAAGAAAAATTTGTGAAAAAGTTATACGCAACACCTACACAAATCCATCAATTGTTTGGAGTATGTAGAAGTACAGTATACAACTGGTTGAAATATTACCGTGAAGATAATTTAGGTGTAGAAAATTTATACATTGATTATTCAGCAACGGGAACATTGATTAATATTTCTAAATTAGAAGAGTATTTGATCAGAAAGCATAAAAAATGGTATTAGGAGGATTATCAAATGAGCGACACATATAAAAGCTACCTATTAGCAGTGTTGTGCTTCACGGTCTTAGCGATTGTACTCATGCCGTTTCTATACTTCACTACAGCATGGTCAATTGCGGGATTCGCAAGTATCGCAACATTCATATTTTATAAGGAATACTTTTATGAAGAATAAAAAAACTGCCACTTGCGACAACAAGTAACAGTGACAAACATTTATCAAAATATACAACTTAATTAAATCAAAATATACGGAGGTAGTCAACTATGACTGAAAATATTAAAACTGAACAACATTATTACACTAAAGATTTTTCAGGATACAGAAATGAAGAAGATAACTTTGTAGCAAATCAAGAATTGACAGTAACAATCACATTGAACGAGTACAGAAAACTTATTGAAATAAAGGCTGTTAAAGATAAAGAAGAAGATACTTACAGAGGTAAGTATTTTGCGGAAGAAAGAAAAAACGAAAAATTGGAAAAAGAAAATATAAAACTAAAAAACAAAATTTATGAATTACAAAACGAAGAAGATAACGAGGAGGACGAAGAAGACAAGGAGGACGAGAACGATGTATTACAAAATTGGTGAGATAAAAAACAAAATTATAAGCTTTAACGGGTTTGAATTTAAAGTGTCTGTGATGAAGAGACATGACGGTATCAGTATACAAATCAAGGACATGAATAATGTTCCACTTAAATCGTTTCATGTCATAGATTTAAGCGAACTATATATTGCGACGGATGCAATGCGTGACGTTATAAACGAATGGATTGAAAATAACACAGATGAACAGGACAAACTAATTAACTTAGTCATGAGATGGTAGAGGGGGATTAACTAATGGCTAATCTATATGAGCTATCAGAAGCATTTAAAGAGATGTCTAATCAAGATGAATTAGATCCAACATTACTAAAAGATACATTAGATTCTATCAAAGCAGAAATGAACGTCAAAGTAGACAACATTGTCAATTGGAGACGTGAAACTTTAGGTGACATAGATGTCATAGATAAAGAAATTAAGAGACTTCAAAATTTAAAAAAACAAAAACAAAATTTAACTGATCGTTTAAGAGATTACTTAAAAGAGATGTTAGAAACACAGGAAGTAGATAGTTACCGCACAGCTACTAATCATATTTACAAGCGCAAAAACGGGGCTAGTAAAAATATTATCGATGAAAAACTTATTCCAAAGGATTATTGGCTATCACAAGCGCCAAAGCTTAATTCTAAGCAACTAATCGATGATTTGAAAGCTGGGAAAGATATTCCGGGTGCTGAATTAAAGGTAACGGAAAGTTTGGTGATTAAGTGATGAGTGAGGAACAAGACATTTTACAAGAACTAGGTATTGAGGAAATTAATGAAGATACTCAGAACTATTATTCAATTATGGTATATGGCAAATCAGGAACCGGCAAGACGACTTTAGCCACTAGAGAAAACAACGCTTTTATTATCGATATTCACGAAGATGGTACTCAAGTAACGCGACAAGGTTTTGTGAAGAGAGTCGACAATTACATTGCTTTTAGAAACACAATTGCGAGTATTGAATCGATTGTAAATACAGCTAGACAAAAAGGAAAGTTACTTGATGTGGTTGTAATTGAAACAGCTCAAAAATTAAGAGATATAACGCTAACTCATGTAATGAATACACATCAAGTCAAAAAAGCGAGAATACAAGATTATGGGGAAACATCTAAATTAATCGTTAACTCGATTAGGCACCTATTAAAGGTTAAAGATAAGCTCGGATTTCACGTTGTACTTACAGGACATGAAGGGCTTAACTCAGAAGATAAAGATGAGAACGGAAAAATTATTAACCCTAGAATATCAATTGAAGTACAACCGGCAATACACAATAACTTAGTAACTCAGTTCGACATTATAGGACATACATTTATAGAAGATCATACAGATGAGGACGGAAACGCGACACACGACTATGTATTTTCTGTAGAACCTTCTAATTTATATACAACTAAAGTTAGGCATAATCCGCAAATAACAATCAATAATCCAGGTATTAAAAATGCTTCAATTTCAAAAATTATAGATATGGCACAAAACGGAAACTAATAAAAAACTAAAAAGGACGGTAATTAATTATGAACTTCAGTTTAAATTTACAAGGCGCACAAGAATTAGGAAATTATATGCAACCAGGATCATACAGTGTAAAAATCAAAAACTTCGAAAGTAAAAATTCGAAAAACGGACATCCACAATTTGCAATCACGTTTATTCATAAAGAAGAAGGCGAATTCACTCACTATGCAAACGGTGATACTTCAAACGACTTCGCCAAAAACTGGTTATACACATTCTTGAAGGCAATTGGCATTAATGACAATAATGGTCAATTTAACTTTACTGAACGAGATGTAATAGGTAAACCAATCAATATTGAGTTAGAACGAAAACATAACGATTATACAGATAAATGGAATACGGTTTTAAAAAGGTTTTGGAAATTTGAAGGTACAGCAGTTTATGAAAAAGTTGGAATTAAAGAAAACGAAAAAAACGATAACAATGAGAGTTCTAACAACTCTAACGTGAATAATAATCCGTTTGAAAATACTAATAATTCTATTGATATATCTGATGACGATTTGCCTTTCTAGGGTGTGATTAAGTGGCGCAAATTATCAAATACCAACAAAGTAACAATGGTTTATATGATGTAGTTGTTACCGGTATAGAGATACCTGAACAAGCTATCAAGATATTAGATTTGAACCAGCCAATTGATGTTGATTGCTCAGTGGTAGATCCAAATTCTATCACTGGCAAGCAACGCAAATTGATATTCGCATTGTGTAACGATATAGAAGCTCATACAGGACAACCTCGAGATTACATGAGGCAAATGTTCCAAGATTATGTGAAGTTTCTGTATGGCTATGAAGAACGCATATCTTTATCAAATTGTTCTCGAACTATAGCTAAGCAAATTATAGAAGCGATGTTTGAGTGGATTTTTACAAATGCGATTCCATTAAATTATAAAACAAGCAAATTGATGAAAGAAGATAAAAATTATCTTTATTGGGCAACTGTTACGCGTCATTGCATTATATGCGGAAAGCCTCACGCAGACCTAGCACATTATGAAACAGTCGGCAGAGGCATGAACAGAAATAAGATGAATCACTATGACAAACATGTATTAGCGTTATGTCGCGAACATCA